TTGGTGGTTTTGGTGGTTTTGGAAATCTAAACCTCGGAAACTTAAAATCATCCTCATCAATGTCCTCAATGATGATTTCGCCACCCTCATCATCATCGTCTTTAGGATCAGGAAATGGTTTTATCTTTGCTAATCTTTCCTTTTCCCATTTAAATATCTTTTCTGCCAGTTTTACGTTTAAAACAGCAGTATTTCTTAATCGTAAACTTTCGGTTACGATAGTAGTCAAGTTCCCAGAAGATTCTTTTGGGGATGCTTCAGTTTTTCTTGGATTCTTATTAGGTTCTGGTGCCTTTTTTGTTGTACCATTAGGTGTCTGGACCATAGGATTTGCATCATACAAATCCAATATGTACTCGTTATAATTATTAGTCCAGATTTCCTTTGGTGGTCTCATTGGTTAAAAACCTTGTGCTTGTCTTGCTTGTTCTCTTTTTGTATTGTCCTCTTTTACACGCTGTTCCAATAACATAATATAGATATCAAATTCCCAAGGTAACATGTTTCCAATTTCAGTAAAATTCCACTTATGATAATAAACAAGGTCCAAAGAGTCTTTCATGAATTTTTCAAGGGAACTGTGTAGGAGGACTACACGAAAAAATCAGTAATTCCCTGTACAGTATAGTCAAATTCAAATCCAGTTTTTGGATTCTTCAATTTAATAACATGCTTCATTGTTGGCATTGTATCGAAGAATTGTTTCATCTTTTTAAATTGAACAGATGTTAATCTCTCAACAAAATCCAGAAATTCTTCTTCGGTAGTTGTGTTGCTATCCCAAATATTTTCTTCATCATATAATTTAACAATACACTTAGACATTAACTTAAATGTATCTTCAATGGTAGATCCAACATCAACATAATCTTGCAATTTAGGATACTTCATTTCAACCCAAAGGTTATCACTCAATTGAATCTTATTGGTGTGCTCTTTCGTGAAGGAAACTTTAATCTTAGAGATATCTATCTTAAAAGAAACTTCAGTTTCTTCATCGTCTGGAGCATATACAGTAACAGGAACTATATTATCAACGGATTCTCCTCTAATATTAATAAAGATATATTCAATGTCAGCAATAGACAAATTATCCAGAGAAAACCCCGGAGTAACAACACATTCAGTTACAATATTGGCAAGAGCATCGGCAATTTGTTGGGGTTCACCACTTTCCAACGCCACGTAGAGAACTTTCTCTTCTTTTACATAATATGGTCTAAACTTAATTTTTTGTTTAGTTGTAGGTACAGTAAGGTTGTACGTTGGTGTTGAGGTAATAGGTAAAGACATGAATTAGACTCCATTTCATAGAATTATTTAGGTTGTGATCAGAAACGAATTAAAGACTGACCACTAAAGAAACGTCTTACGGGATCACTGGATCTTGTTACTGCCAATGGTAAAGATGGACCATTTTTAACTACTCTTTCATCATCAGAAGTTCCAATACTATTTCTTCTATATGATTGGGGAACTTCTCTAATATTCCGTTGTGCAGGATATTGAGTTTGCATGTATTCATAGAAAAAAGTAACTCCAACTCTAACTGGTTGGTTAGGAGCATTGCTTACGGTAAAATCATTACTCAAATATGGATATGCTTTTCTTAAAATAGTTCTCGTTACAACATTGTGAGTACCAAAACTACCAGTTCCATCTGATCCTGCCTTAAGTTTCGTAACTGTATTTACATTAGGTTCAAGTTTATCAATAATAATGTCACATGCGTAATCGTCATAATAATTCATGAGTGCATAAGGAGCGTCGGTGTAAGGTATAGCACTGGATATGGCTTGGTCTTGTGGAAGTGGTTGTTTAAAATCACCAATCTCAGTTTGGTTAAATCCAAAAATATAATCACTCCAACTTCTTATAAATCTCAACGGAGTATGCTTCATGTCTTGTAAAAATGCTATAGTACATTCATTTGGATTTCTTGTATGAGGATACCGTGCATTGATGCCTGGACGAAATCCTTTAAATTCACCAGTAGCAATACTATAACCTGGAATATTAACTTCATCTGCAAGATAACTTAAAACTCCTCCACTCTGAACTCGGGCATTTCTTTCGTATTGAAATGGATCTTGCTGAGAAATATCAGTAATACCAGTCCTCTTCAAATAATCACTTAACAATTCATTTCCATTTTCAACTACAGGCAATAAAAATCCAATTTGATACTTGTTCGAACTGGATAGTCCATAATCACCAACAACATTCCTTCTTATACTATCGATATTCATCTAAATAGATCTATAAGTGTCTTATTTATATTTAGCGACTATTTCATGGCATATAGTGGAACGTATAGACCTATAAATCGCAAAAAATACAAAGGTGATTGGAAAAATATAGTCTATCGTTCCTTGTGGGAACTAAAATTCATGAAAATGTGTGACCATGACAGTAAGGTTATTGAATGGGGTAGTGAAGAGATTGTTATTCCTTATATCTCACCAGTTGATAATAGAATGCACCGATATTTTCCAGACTTCTACGTGAAGACTAAATTACCAGATGGGACATATCAAAAATATATCATTGAGATTAAACCACTAAAACAAACAGCACCTCCAAAGAAACAAAAGCGTCACACTAAGAAATACATAACAGAAGTAAAAACTTATGCTATTAATGAAGCAAAATGGACCGCAGCAATACAATTCTGTAAACGCAACAATTGTGAGTTTAAAATACTAACAGAAAAGGAGTTAAAGGTATGAGTGTCATCAAGAGAATACAAGAGGAAGATGCACAAACTGCCTCAAAACAGAGAGAAATTGCGTTCGATTACTTGTTTAGTAACGCAAGAGAATATGTTCTACCTGGAAGTTTTTACCTCTTTAAATATAATCCAAAATTTAAGGCAAATTTAAAACATTGGGATAAATATCCGTTAGTATTGATCACTGACATTTATCCCAATGGATTTATGGGAGCAAATTTTCACTATACTACACCTAAAAAAAGAACTGCGATTGCCCAGAAGTATCTAAATAGAAGTATGGGAGATTTACCCGATAAATTGTTTCATAGATATATTATAGAACAAGCAGATAATTTATTTTTTGAAGTTTCTGAAGATGATCTTATTGAATACGCTGCACTACCTTTAGAACAATTTTACGATAACAAAAATCGTTTCGTAAGCGCCAAAAAAGTACAACTCGGAAACCGTAGATAATGGCATCAACAATTTATAGTTACCCACTCACAGACAACAACAGAACAGGAACTTTTCTGACATTTACTTCATATGAGTATAAAACGGCAACGAGTCAAAAAAAGTTTACTACAAGCGAAGTGGGCAAGGCGCTCGGACAAGCATCTGACGATCTTCAAAATGGAGTAAACCCGAATAATCCGCAGAACCAGCAACAAGGTCTAATTGAAAAAGCTTTAACGGGACTAAAAGACTTTGCAGATAATACGTTACAAAAAGTTGATAAGAGTGTTACTCCAAAAACACAACCTACAGAATCTATTAATCTATACTTACCTCCAAAATTAGAATATCAATATTCTGCAAATTGGCAAAAAGTTCAACTTGGTGCTCTTGGGGCAGGTACTTCTCTTGCTGGTGCTGCTGGTGCTGGGGTTGGAGTTGGTGCTAATTCTTTATTTAATAGTTTAAGTGGTCTTCTTTCCAATGTTCCTAAATTAGAAAATCTTAGTCTTGATAGTATAGTTGGTGCAACACTTGGAATATCATTTAATGATAATACGGTACAAACATTTGACAAAATGAATCCAAGAAACTTTTCATTTGAATATATTATGGTTGCAAGAAATCAAAAAGAACAACAAGTGATTCAAGCGATTATACGATCATTTAAATTAGGAATGCACCCAACCGAAACAGAGAACGGTGAGAATAAGGGATTATTTTTAGGATATCCTTTAGTTTGGCAAATTCAACCTTCAGGAATAAATGCTAAATTTAAAATAAGAGACCGTAATGGACTTATTACCGAAAACAATCTTGGAGAAAAACTTTTAAAATTTTTACCAAAAACTGATTTATGTGCCCTAACTGATGTAAAAGTTGATTATACTCCAGAAAATAATATTGCACTGCTTAGAGGTGGATTTGTGCAGGCAGTTAGACTATCATTATCATTTACAGAGCTAATCACTCTTACAAGACAAGATTTAGCAGAATTAGAGGGAGTCTGATCAATTATGGCATATTTCAATATAGTTCCAGATATACTTTACTTAAAGTATGACAAAAACATATATGATGGTACATACATTGCCATCAAAAATATATTCAGTAGAATTAAAGTAATTGATGACGTTGTTCCATCACTTACTATTCTTGAAGACTACATTTTAGATGACAGTGAAAGACCAGATACGGTTTCACAAAAATTCTATGGTGATCCTGGATTTGACTGGACTATAATGTTGATTAATAATATTAAAAATTTATATCAAGATTGGCCAATGAAGAGTCAAGTTCTTGATGATTATGTAAACCAAAAATATATTGATCCTAATGAAATTCACCATTGGATAACACTGCCACAATATTATGAAGGACAATTAATACTTCCAGGTGGATATGAAGTACAAGAAAGTTTTAGATTTATTACTCCAGAAGGAGTTACCTTAACAAAGGCACTTTCTATTGGTGCAGTGACCAACTATCAATATGAATCTGACTTAAACGACAAAAAAAGAGAAATCCTGGTATTAAAACCAGAACTTCTCTCTGAATTTGTTCGTATTGCTGAAGAAGAACTTAAATTTACCCCAAGCACACAATATGTTTCGAGTAATTTAAGATTCTCTACTCAGTAGGATCATATTCAATAATAATACGCTTAGTAACTTTACCTCTACTATCTACTAAAGTAGTATAGTTTACCTTGCCTTGCAAATCTTCTGCAATGCGATTAATTCTCCAATATGGAGGAACACGATCTCGTTTTCCTTCTACCATTTTTCCGTCTTCGTCATCCCAGATGTAGTTGTGTACTTCGCCATCTTTATCAATTACTTGGTAATCGTACTCAGTCACGTTGTCTCCAATCATCAGGTTTATCTTGCTTGAACCAATCAACAATTTCGTCTGCTGAACCGAATCCCGATTTATAATTAGATGGGTCGGGATCGCCTAATCCCATCTTATTCATAAAATCGTCCATACTGCCCTCCTGGATGTCCTGTGACGCCTGACGACGTGCTTTGTTCAACCACTCACGAGCAGTAGTATAACGTTTGGCAATTTTCTCTGCCCAAATCATATCTTCAAGTTTGACTTCTTCTTTATTTGCAATCTTCTTGCAAATAAATTCTAATCTAAGGCGATATTGAGTAGAAAGCATTTCAGTCCTTTGCTTTGGTTATCCGGTTTTCCAATTCATTCACTCGTGTGAACTCTTGGTATGCCACTTCTGAACGTTCATTAAGGATGTCCAGGATATCATCAATAATTACGTTATTTTCAACGTAGTCTTCTAAGTATTTATCGATGGCTTCCTTAAGATACCTCTTACGGTGCCATTCTGGTGAATAAGGTTTGTAGTTCATAATGAGTGAATTTCATGGAAAATTACCATCGACCCTTTTGGGCAAATTTTTGCCGGAATTTTTTTCCCGACTTTTTTGTAACTAAAAAGTGATTTTCGTTTTGGAGAAAAAAAGGGGATCTTTTTTCAAGACCCCCCTTACTTAATCAAAGATCGTTCAGAAGATCATCAAAATACTCATGAGTATCAGTGCTTGCCTTAGGAGCAGAAGCAAGAGTATTCAATTCATCTTTCAAATCTTGAGGAACAGGAGCAGAATGAGTGATGTCAGGTGAGTTAAAGTTAGGAGCACTAAAAGAAGACTCCTCAAAACGAACCTCTTCATCTGCTTGGGGACGACCACTGAGTTCACCAAACTTGCGGGAGAGATCTTCATAAGACTTGAAGATCTCAGGGTTCACATACTCCGACAGGTCATGCTGCTGTTCGTAAATTGCCCTCAGTTGGTCCTTGCTAAAGTCACCCAAAGTTCCCTTGGGACCAAACGAAGAGTCATCATAGTTCCAGAAGACACCACGCTTAGAAATGCGAAGATGGAAGTTAGCACCTTCCCAAAGGTTAGTCGGATCGATTGCTTCAATATCTGCAAACTTGGGTTTCATTGCATCAGTGATCTTTTCAAAGATCTTAGGACCGAAAGAGTAAACAAAAACTTTACCCTCATTCGATGGATTTGCAGGATCAGAGATGACATAAACATTAGTGTAATACTTCAGTTTACGCTTGCGAGAAGAAGCAAGTGCCTTGTCGCTCTCGATGCCAGATGCCCAAAGGTTACTGTTTGCTTCACAGACAGGACACTTCCTGTCAATCGTGGTAGGGCATTCTTCGATAAACCAACGCTCACGCACCTTGAAGGCATGTTGCCAACGCTGGACCCAAGGAAGGGCATTGCCGTGAGAAGGAGGCAGGAAGCGAATAACAGCACTGCCAGTGTCTCCTTTACCCATTGCAGGTTTCCAGAGTTTATCGTCGATGTAACCGCTCTTGGTTTCCAGAGAAGCGGTCAGTTTGTCAAGGAGAGATCCTTGTGCTTGAAGTGCATCAAAAGACATTTGTGTTTTTCCGTATAAAATCGTTGTGGTTTCTTTGTTGTTGCCTGCATGACAACGAGGTCAGCATAGCATGGGGGTCATTGGGTGTCAAGACCCATATCTCTCATCATTTCTCGGATGGAATTTCTTGCATATGCGAAGATCTCAGAGGGGAAGGGCGTAGTAGGTAGTCCCAGTTGCTTTGCTTGTATTCTATACTCTTCTTTCTGCCTTACACATTCAGGATCGTCAGATAATTGAACTCTGGTGTAAAGAACTTCAGAAAGTTCAATCAATCGTTCCATTTTTGTAAGAACATCACGCTTTTCTTCATCAGTAGATTCTTCTTTGAAGTTTGGTCGCATCAAAACATCTTGAAGTTCTGCATAAAGTTTTCCAATATGCTTCATTTCTGATTGTACAATTTCTGATGAAAATAAACTCATAACTTTTTTAAAATAATTTCCTTTACTTGATCTGGACTACCTTGAATGAAGGGATCATACTTCTTTAATGTGAATGAAAGTTGCTTCCATATCACGTCTTCACTTAACATAGAATCATACCGATCAATGAATCCAGTGAGACGATTTAACATTATTAAAGTTTCCATCATTAATCTACCACCCAGGAATAATTTTAACACCTCTGAGTGATTGTAATTTTTACATTGCATACACTCATTGATAGTAGTGCATCTATCAAGAATAGTATCAACGTCTGTAGAGAAAAGATAAGAAAAACTTTGTATCTTTCTTTGCCACTCTAAGTAATTCTTATCATTCATTTGAATAATATGAAAATTAGAGTTGACGAGAAAGTTTGATACAAAGTATTCTATAACTTCTTCTTTTTTATATTTGTTTGCAAGTTTTTCAAAAAAGTATTTATCCGATCTTGTATTATACTTTTCGATTGAAACTTTTACAGCACCTTTGTACTTAAAATAATCATATGTCTTTCTACTGAAGTGCGTTTTGAGGGCAACATAAGTAGAATATACTTCAAAAGAGTTCATATCAAATAGGTAGTACTCCCCTTGTAGTTTTCTTAATGTAGTTGAGTTTAGTTGCTTCTGCTTTAATCTTTTCCTTCAATGAAGGTGCAATTAATTTTACAATAGACTCAACTTCAATGTCCTTAGACTCACAAAAGTCACAAATCGCATCAATATAATTGATAGATTTATTGCTTTCGATGACCATAGTTTCTATGGCCATTGAAAATTTATTCTTATCCATAAAACTATCGTCAATTACCTCATTAATTGTTTTCGGTTTGTTTGTGGGCATCAGTATACTCTGCAATGTAATCTTTTAGCAGAGGCACGTAGTCGTTAGGGTTTTCTTTGAAAACTTGAGTCTGTCCCGTATTACATGTAATTGCAGTTACAATCTGAGGAATCTTTAACCCAGATCTTTCCTCATACATCTTTGCATATCCAGTTTCCTGGACAAAATAAGATTCAATCCATTCCTTCTTCTTCTCTTTTGCTGAAGTTTTAAAATCAATAATAGATAAAACTCCATCAAATTCTGCAATACAATCTACTCTTCCTGCAATACCAAACTCATGACTATACAGGGGTGCCTCTTGAAAGTGAATGTTATTGATGCGATCATACATTGCTTTCGCTTGCTTGAATAGCATCAATGCCAAAAACTTATCTTTATACTTAGAAAGATCTAACTCATTGTTGAGATAATCTTCCACTATACTATGTAGTGAGGTTCCAGCAGACGCTGCCTGGTGAGAAATACGATTTGCTTCTTCATTTCCAACTCGCTTTCTCCATTCAGCAATAGACTTTCGCTTTCGATAAGAACAAATTGTAGAGATTGATGGATATGCAGCATCACCAACGGAGTACACCCTTTTGCCATTTGGTGCAGTAGTTGCACTAATGTTTTCGAGGAGTACTCCGGTATTTACATGATTAAACATAGATTAAAGATCAGGATGTACTTTAGATTTACTGATTAGATAAGAACGAACAAGACCACTTCTTACAATATCATCAAGACCAAACTCAAACATAGAAAACTCTTCCATAACTTCAAGAATACTCATGAAATCATGAATACCATTCTTCTCATTGGATTTGACAAGATCAGTTTGTTTGATATCTCCTGCAAAAATGATCTTGCAGTTGGTGCCGATGCGAGTGATAATAGAATCAAGTTCATGGAAATTTAAATTTTGACATTCATCAACAATGATGATTGCATTGTTCAAAGTAGTTCCACGAAGGAATGATGTGCTCCAAAAAGAAATAGTCTCTTGTTGTCTAAGATTATCATAGAGAGCATCATACGATGGATCATCAGGCATCTTAAACATGTGTTCAACCATGTTCTTATATGGAATCTGATACAAGTTAGACTTGTCATCATGATCTCCAGGAAGGAATCCAATCTCTCTTGTGGGTACGAGAGATCTTACAAGATATAACTTTTCATACGAAGAAGTACCAGAAAGAATTTCTCTTAGTGCAAGGTACATTGC